CTCAGCCTTGAATGCGACGCCAGTATTGCGTCCGACATGCACGGGCACGACGCCCTGCTTGCCTGCCCACGAGATCTTGGCCTTCTCAAACAAGTTGAGAACCATAACCTCTTGATTTAATTGCTCTTGTAGAGGACCAATGTAGTAGTCCTTCAANATCGCATCGAGCGTAGTTCTTGTGGCTTCCGCCATTTTCTAACTCCTGTTAGCCGAAGAGGTTGAGCGTGCCCTTTTTCAGGGCGCTCAGGAGGGCTTCTGAGCCCTCTGTGATCGAGCCGAAGCCTTGCTTGTCTGCGGCTGTGGCTACGCTGGACGCCCCCGTGCCGGCCCGTTTGGGTCGACTAGGAACGCCCGACGTAGTCCCACCAGCGGCCTCTGCAACCTCCTCGATGGAGGCATCTGGGTTGACCTTGAGGTATCGGGCAATCGCCTCTTCCTCACGTTGGGCCAACCAGGCCACGTACTGTTCAGCCACGCGATTCAAGTCCGCGTTCGGATCACGTTGAACGGCGCTGTAGAGAACCTGTTGGATATCCTTGTGAAGTCGTTCGTCGTGGCTCCCCACGACCCCGGCCACTTCGTGCCTGAGGCGCTGTCGCTCGGCGTGGACTTCTTGCTGGTGCAGCCTGGCCTCCATGGCGGTGATTTGCTGTCTCACCTCCTGCGGCAGGTCGGTCTGTCCAGCGAGAAGCCTGTCGAGTTCGGCATCGATAGGATCAACATGGCTCTCAACCGGCGTGGCGGGTTGCAGATTTCGCATCGCGGACATCTCGTTCCGCATCAACTCCATCTGCTTCTCGTAGGCATCCATCTGGGCGCGGTGGTCATCAGCCTCTGACTTGTACTGATTGCGCGCCTCAAGAACGCTCTTAAACCGCTTATACGGGACGCGGTGGCCCGGTGGGGCAGACTCCTCCTCAGCATTACCGTCTGACGCTGAGGTATCTGACTGCTCCTCGCTCTTGCCGGTTTCGGCTTTGGCCTCAACCTCAACGTCCGGCACTTCCGGCGTCTTGGTCTCAACCTCTGCCTTCTCTTCGACCGCAGGTGCGGTCTCGATCTCCTCTTTTACGTCTGGGATCGAAGACGCAATCGAGCCTCCCTCGCCAATGCCGCCTTCCAGCTCTTTGTAAAGCTCTGCGGTTTTCTCTTCGCTTAGAAAGCTCATCTCTAACTCCTTTTAACGCCGTGGAATCTTGGCGGGGTTGACGTGCTCTCGCACGAGTTGTGGTTGGGAGAGGATATCGAGGCAGTCCTCTTCATCCGCTACCCACTGATCTTGGAAGATCCTACCCGTTGCTCTCTCGTATGCCAACAACTCGCGCAATGATGACGGGCGCTTGGATAGTTTCTCTTCTCGAACGGCCTCTATCTGATCGATACCGGCCAAGGCAAGCGCCCAGGCGAATACCATGTCGTCGTGCTTGCCTCGATCGGCTTGCGGCTTGCCCTTGCTGTCGTAGACGAACGTGTTCATCTCGGCCTTCATTCGGTCGTCGTTGATGGCCAAGCGCTCCTCGGAAACAAACTTGTGCAGGCGCGCAAGGATGACGGGTCGCGTGGCCACAGTGGTCACAAAGCCCAACTCCTCCTTCCACCGCTTGGCCATCTTGTCGAACTGCGTCCTACGGTAAAGGTTTGCGTAACCCTCGCCGATAAGATGCTCGATAATGCTTAGTCCGTACGAGTTGGACTCCGCCACCACCAGCGCGTCCCACTCCTTGGCCTCCTTGTGGACCCTGGCTGAGAACTCGCTTGGTGAGATCCTTACGTAGTAAGTGCTGACGCAACGCGGGCGCTCCTTGTCGGTGATGTCCAACACGCAAAAGGACGAGTAGTCGCCTGAGGGTGACCCGGACGCAGTGTCCACGCCCATCGCGTAGACGTGATACTTCGTTGGCTCAGCGTAACGCTGGTAGCCAGACTTGGCCCTGACGTGCGGAAAGACGACGCTGAAGTACTGCTCACCTGACGTGATGAAGGCCATCTCGCTGGTGGCGGGATACTCCTGGTGAAACGTCTGCCAGTTGCTGCCACACTTGGTTCGGTAGGTGTGGAACGCCCAAAACAGCTGCTGCTTCGACAGCTTGTGCTCATCGGCGTACTCACGCCACTTCGCCGGGATGGTGGTGCCGAGGCCCTGCGGTCGATCTTTAAGCGAGTATTCCTTCGCCTTGGTCCACGGCAAGAAGACCTTCTTGTAACCGTTCTCGCCGGCCCAGAGGTCGTGAGCGTAGTTCAGGCCGTTGGCTGTGGTCTCCATGACCACAATAGCGTCAGGCGTGGCGGTCTGGAACGCAGACTGGATGGTGCGCTCAACGTCTGAGTAGAACGCGAACTCCGAGCAGTGCAGGAAGTTATACGTCGTGCCGCGAGCCGACTGCGTGTTGGCGGTGAACACCCTGACCATCCCGCCGTGGAACCAGAGCAGCTCACGGACGTTGGACTTCTCCGTGGGAAACACCATCCATTTCGGCAGGTTGTCGTAGAACCGCTTATAGATCTCAAAGATCTGCTCAGCGCTCTCACGACTCTGCGCCATAACGCCCACCCTGAAGTGGGGCCTGAAGTAAGCGTGCCAGAAGGCGTAAGCAGCTACACCAGTGGTGCCGCCCAGCTGACGGGCCTTGAGGTCGAAGACCCAGGGGTTCTCCTCGATGGCGTTGAGGAGGTCTTGCTGGGCCTCGTTGAGTTGGAACGTGATGAGCGTCGCCTTCTTATCGACTATCTTCAGATAGCGACAGAAGTAGCGAAAGTCCGCAGCGCAACGGCGCAGCTCATCCTCGTGATTAGTTAACCGACTCAGGGGCGCTGCCATCCTTCGGCTTCATCTCTTCACGCACCTCGCCGAGGATGTCTCGGAGCCGATCCAAAACAACCTCTTCGCCGCCCTCTTTGAGCACCCGNGTGCGCTCTTCTACCAGAGCAGTGTCGGCTTTAACCTTATGAAGCTGAGCCTTCTGCCGCTCATGGGCTATCTCGTTATCCATTTCGGGCTGACCTGTCCACTTGTAACGCTTCTGTAGCACAAACATGGCAGCGCGCCAGTTGTGCTTCTCGGTCGCCTCTCTGATGACGATGTTGGCGAAGAGGCTCTCGCCAACGCCTTCGCTTCGCTGAATCTCATGCAGAAACCATGGATACAGCACATGGGTGGGGTTCTTTTGAGCGCGACGTACCCACGCCGACACAGTGCTTGGTGAGATCTGAGCCATCGCTGCGGCAGCGCTCCTGCTATGGCCGGCCTCCAGGGCTTCGAGGACCATCAGCATGCGGCTCTTCATGACGCGCTCGGTCACCGACAGGACGACATTGTCCGGCTCTGCGATTCGGACTAGCCCTTCATTCACCGAGGAACCTCTTCTTGTGCCGGTGGCGTTTGCGACGGTCGGTCTCTTCGAGCATACAGATGTGGATCGATTCAAAGAAACCAACCACATCGCGAGCGAACTGCGCGTACTGCTCGTCGGTGCCCCCATCCTGGATGTCGTTGGCCTTCATCTTGGCGATCATACCAACGATGATAGCGCGGGCCGCTCGATGCTTCGGGCGTAGCGCGGCGTCATGGTAGCCTTCGAGCATCCCGACAAGGTTGATGAGTTCGAGCCCGATGATCTTGAAGGCCGCCGAGGCCTCTTCGTTCTTGTCTCCGTCGGCCTCGTGGAGAACGTCGAGAGCGATCTTACTGCTCGCCACCGCTTCGGCGATGAGGCCCTCGACGATGGTGGCCTTGGCCACCCCACCAGAGCGCTTGTCCGGGTCATAGACAACGATGTCCTTCGAGGCGATCTTGTAGCCCTCGTGCATCGCCTCACCCTCGGCAGCAAAGGCGCTCATTTCTTACCCTTGAACGCACGGACGTGTGGGATGAACGAGCCGAGCCCGCGCTGGGTGGCGAAGTGGGCAACGTAGCGCAGCATGGCTACTGCCGCCTCAGTCGGGTCCTCAAAGTTCCCGCGCTTGGTGACCTTCATGATGAACTTTGCGAGGGGCTTATCGATATCTATCTCTCGAAAGCGGACGAGGTTCTTCAGGTGCGACCCAGTGCTGGGAGACCCTTTGCTGCGGGCTTTCGGTGCGTGGGCCACCACGGCTGCCGCTGCCTCCTTCGACACGGTGATCTTAGCACTCTTCTTTTTCCCTGGAGTTTTCTTCTTCGCCGTCGCCATGAATCACCTCAGAGCCAGTTCCATGCTTGGCAGCACGCCCANCCTATAAGCAGTGCTGCTCTCTTGTCATCATTGGTTGCATCCGCCGCGAGNGGCAGCGCGGGCTTCTTGCCCTTTCTGCCCAGTAGTTTACACAGAGTTCTCTGGGCCGCAACTGCTTGGGATCTTGGGCGTGCTGCGAGCTTGAGGATAGAGCGCCAATGGTCTGGCCTCACCTCCAGGGTGGGGATGCCTTTGTGCCACGCCATGCAGGCGAACCTTTCCCTCACCCTGGCGAGCGCAAGTGCGCTGGCAGCGTTGGCCCCGACGAACCCACCCCCCTCGACGACGACGAGGCCGCTACCGCCGAGTGTTTTGACCATGCTGTCCCGGCTGTGGTGCTTGATGGAGACAAATGAGACAGCCTTGCTCCTCTCCCAGCGGACTGCGTAGGAGTCCTTCTTGCCGCTTGCCGGGTCAATAGATAGCCAGACGTCAGGTGGTACAAAGAAGGGCGCATCAGGGAAGATGGCCTTCGTTCGGCCCCTAGCCACGGAAGGAAGCGCCAGTGGTAATGAAACGAGTTCTACTTCCGTCCCATTCGATGTCTGACGGGTAGAGGTTGCGCCTGGGTCCGTGCCGGAACTTGTCCATACCTATCTCGGCCTCCCATGGCTTCGCGTTTTCGTCCACATTGTGGAGCAACCACGGCACAAGGCCCAAATCAGCGTCATCATCTATCGCTCCGCTGCCCTTACTGTCCCGAATAGTGGGCCTACCGGTGGCTCTCTTGGCTGCCATGGTCGGTTGGGAGATGCTAACCACCACACAGTCCAACTCCATGGCCAACTCCTTGAGACCACGGCTGATTCGCTCCAGTTCCTCGGTTCTGCTGCCATTTTTGCCCTCAGAGCGCATGAGTTGGATGTAATCCACCACAACGATGCCCAAATCACCCTTCTGGGCCTTGAATGACCGGGCTGCATGACGCACAGCGTCAATCGTAGCGGCTTGATGGCCGACAACGCGGATGGGAGCCGCTGAAACCTTCTGTGCCCCATGGGTCATGGCCACCAGTTGGTCCTCATTGAGGCCTTTTTGGTCATGTAGCTGGACTGGTATGCCGGATTCAGCGGCGATGAGGCGTCCCACTAGCTGATCAGCGGGCATTTCCAGGGATATGATGAGGGCTGGCCGCCCTTGCTGGGCGACCGCCCACGCGAAACCGTTAACAGCCAGGGCTGTCTTGCCGTGACCATTGAGGCTCATGACCAGAACGAGCCATCCTGGCCTGAATCCCCCTCCGAGGGCCTTATCGAGGGGGTAAAGGCCGGTTGAGATACGGGGCGGCTGCTTCTCGCCCCGCTGGATGGCGTGTATGGTGGTCATGTAGTCACTGACTACGTCCCCTGCATCATCCCCCTCCGTTTGATACTCGCCCTCCATCCTCAGCCTGCCCACCAACGCCTCAGCCTCGGTGATAGCCTCATCGGGGCTGAGTTCTCCATCGATGGCGATGGACCCCAGCTCCTTGGATGCGTGCCACATGCTGCGTCTTCCGCTCATCTCCAGCAGTCGGTCGACGTAAGTATCGAGGTGAGCGATGGACCCACACCGGTCCAGGAGGGAGGCGAGGGCCTGGGTGCCGATGCGCCCCCATGTCCCCAGGTCGATGAGCGTCTCCCGCAAGATGACCTCATCGAAGGCTTGATGGCGCTCGAAGGCGACGGTCATGCCCTCCCAGATGAAGCGGTTAATGTCATTGTGGAAGGACTCATGAGTAAGCCTCGACCAAACCGACGCCATCAGCGCAGGGTCGAGCAACAAACACGCGAGCACCTCTCGCTCAACGCTGGAGCTTTGAGGCAAGAATAGACGGTCCATCAGTCACACCCCTCCTTGACGGTGGATAAAACCACCCCGACCCCCTGATGCAACTCAGGTGGAAGGGGCAGTTCCCATAACCCAACGGAGAGC